GTGTTGATCGGAAAGTCCGAGAGCGCGATGACCTGCGTAAAGTAGGCGTTCGGCGTCTTGCCGGCCTGTCCCCACGTGTTGGCGTAGACAAGAGAACCAGCGGTGACGCGCCGGCCAAGGATGATCGACCGTGCAACCGCGCCACCAGCTTGGAGCGAACCATTGACGCCATTGAGCTGAGACGCCGCTGCCTTCGGCTTCTGAAGCGCTTGCGCCGCGAGAGACAGGCCGATACCGACGGCAGCCTGCAGAGCAATCGAACTGACGCTCGCAAGGAAGGTGCCGGCGCCAAAAATCGCGGCGCCGATCGCAGTAAAAACAGCCATGTGATGAAAACCAGATTGCTAGAGCAATTTCAGGAAGTGCCGCTCTGTCGGCTCGTAGCCGCGGCGCTGGTAGAGCGCTGAAGGCGCGGGATCGGCACCAAGGCCAACCATGCCAGCGAAGACGCAGCCGCGCTCACGCGCCCACTCCTCGTAGGCGGAAAGCATCTTAAGGGCGCTACTTCCCCGATAGTCGGGATCGACCCACCAGATAATTTCTTGCGCGATCTTGATGGGTGTGAAGTGATGCAGGCCGGCATGCGCCGCGAGGATCCCGCGGGGGACATCGTCGACGACGTAGAGCAGGCAAACCTTGTCCCGGTCATCGAGCGTCGCCCTAAACATCGCGTCAGCCATCACCGACGAAAATGGGATAGGAAGGCCGGATGCAGCATGAAACGCTTTCGCCATCTCGAGGACGCGAATTCTATCATCGATTACCGCGTGTCTGATCATCGGTTTGCCGCCCTTATTGCCACCGCAATTCGTTGTGCGGCGGCCGTCTCGACCTTGCCGGTATTTCGACCCCAGAAGAATTCCCAGTCGCCGACGGTGGTCGTGTCCTTGAAGAAGCCATCGCCAGACAGGCGCAGCGCCTGGCTGTCCTGCGAACGGGTGTCGGGGTTGCTCCGCGTCACTTCCTGCGTATGAGACGCGCAGGTGAGTTCGACAGATCCCTCCTCGCCCTCCTTTGGCGTGGTGATCACGACATTGTCGACGAACCCAATGAAGCGGCTGAAGGCAGGCGCCACCATTTGGCGCGTGTCCGGATCGAATAGGCCGCGGTAGATTTCCACGCGCGCCTGCTTGAGATCGTAGCCCCGGACAATATTGGCCACACCCTCGTCGATCTGCGACATGCTGATCGTGGTGTTCTGCACCGTCAGATTGGCGACAAGCGGAATGTCGCTTATTTGGATAAGGGAGCCGCTGCCTTCGAAATTTCGGGATTCGGCGAGGCCGGTATCTGGATTTAGTACCTGCGCGTTGACGTTGCCGACGTCCGACCAAAAGCCGTAGCCGAAAGGCAGTCCTGTATCGAGTGTGCGGACAACCAGCCAGAGGAAGTCGCGCGCCACCAGGCGCCGCGCCTGAAGGGCGGCGTAATTCTCTGCGGACATTTCGCGCATTATCGGGCCTCTACCGCCTGGAAAGTGATAGCCCCTCGCCCATCCGGCAGGCTTGCCGTAGAACTGAGCGTTCCCGGCAGTAGCCGCATTGGGCAGGATGGCTTGATTAGCTTGGCCGCGGCATTGATGGCCGTTGACGGCCAGACATACGTTCGAACCTCGAAAGATCCGGTCACGCCAGTGCCGTCGGCGGTAGCGGTTTCAAGCGCCTGATATAAGTCACTGCCTACTTGGATATAATCGCCGACGCTGACGACATATCCTGCCGGCAGCCCCTTAAGCGACAGCGACCTGCTGGTGATGCTGTTGACCTGTCCAGAGCCCGAGAACGCGCCACCAGTCGGCCATGAGCCATTCGGATAGGCGATCGGGTACGCGCGGCTTGTAGGCCAGCCAATGAACGTTTGCAGGCCGTTTTCGAGCGCCTTCAGCCGAGCGCGCCATTGGTCGAGCTCATTGATTCTGAGTGACCGGGATTGGAAGGTAGCCTTCCAGAGCGGCGAGCCTAGATCCTTTGCGATCACGGCGCCGTTGGCAGTCGTACTCTGTTCCTGGCGATAGTTCAGATCAAAATCTGTCGACCAGCCGGGGAAGGTCGACAGAATATCGACCGGAAACGTGATTGCCATGTTGACTCCCTTAAGGATGGCATGATTGTAATTTACAACCCTGCAAGGAGAAGAACGTGACCGAAGACGACCACATGACGCACATGGAGCCGCTGCTGGCGGTTCTGTCTGGCCACCACCGAGCACTTCTTGGGATTACGGAATTGCTCTCAGAAGTCCTGAAGTCCCCAAAGACAAGCTGCTGGCGATATCGGACATCTTAGCCAATATCGTTGCAGACTTCGAAGACACAGACGCCAATTAGTCACGCAATTGCCGTGTCTTCTTGCCCATCCTTACGGTGGTTATAACTTTCGCCGTGAACTCCGCCTTGTCTCTGGCCAGCGTCTCTTGGATGCGGGCCACAGCCGCGGCGTCGGCGCCTCGAGCGTCAATGACGGGAGCGTAGGTGATCGCGGAGTTATCGTTCGCAGCGCGCGGCATGATAGAGGGCATGCGCGGGCCGCCAACTAGGCCGCCGGCGGAATAGCCCTGCAATCGCCGCAGATTGTCTACGCCTATCCGTTTCACGGTATCGGCATCGAACACGTATTCGCCCTTATGCACCACGCCGGCTGGCTGGAATTTCCCGCCTGGGCCGGTATAGCCGCCCTCGTCGAACCCACTGGTGATCCACTTTCCGATCGAGGAGAAGATGCCGCCGAACTGGCCGCCAGACGAGGTGTCCGTGGCTGGCTTGAAGAGGCTGTCGAATGCCTCATTGAGCAGCATATCGCCAAGCTTTTTAGCGATATCGCCAAGGGCGTCACTTAGGCTCTTCGCGCCGGTAATGGCGTCGATCGCGTCAGACTTGAAGGTGTCGTAGAACTCGCTGGCAGCTTCCTGCGCTTTCTCGTGGTTCTCCTGCACCTTCCTAAGTGCCTCTGCCTGCTCGGCGTATGCCGCGGATTCGCTCTGGATTTGAGCTATACGCTCGGGCGAAAGCTTAATGGCATCAAGATCAGTCTGCCCCTTCTTGCGGGCCTCCTCTCGGAGATCCTTGAGGGCTTTCTGCTCAAGATCAAGCTCGGTGCGCCGCTTCGTCTGCTCCTCGTAGGACAGCCCGACGAGGCCAATTTCCTGCTGAAGTGCGGCAGACCTATCGCGGATAGCCTGAATGTCCTCGTTGATGCGGTCGTCCGCAGTCTTTTTGACGTCGGGCGTCTTCTTGACCTTGTGGTCGCTCTCGTAGGTAGTTTTTTGAGCCTTGAGCTTCTGCTGCAGATCTGTGCCGCCACCACTGCGGATAAAGAAATTCTCATCCTGATCTATGGACTTCATTCGCGCCTTCAGCGCGTCCATTGCTGGATTTTGACCAGTCTTTTGAAGCGTCCCCACGTTGACGTAGGAATTCAGGTCTTTGGCAGTGTCTCTGGCCTGCTCCAGCTGTGTGATGATGTTGGCAAGGCTCTCGATCCATCCACTATAAGTCGGGTAGGATTGCTCAAGAACTTGCGCCTGCGCAGTGAAGTCGGCGGCGTTCGTCTTGCCAGACTGGAACTGGGAGACGAGTTCCTCAAGCTTGGTCCGCATGTCGCCGAAAGGCAGACTTGCCATCTGGTCAGACGCCGTCTGGAATGCGGCTGCCAGTGTGTTTACCGTCGGGCTGACCTTACCGAGTGCATCCTGCGTTTCGACCGCCGCGTTGGTAGCGTCGCGCAGCCTCTTAGCAAGTTCTGGGGCTAACTGACCCGATTGCTCAAGCTGCGATATCGCATCCTGAAACTCGCGGACCTTTGGTGTCCCGGCCTTGATGGACGCCTGCAGGTCATCGATTGCCTTCGTTGCGGCATCGAGCCCAGATTTTCCGTCCGCGATCCCGACGTCAGCGCCGTGGGCGCCGGCGGCCTCGCCGAGTTGCATGAGCTGGACATTTCTAAACGCCTCTTGGGCGTCGGCAAGATTTCGCTTGATTGCGTCCTTCGCCAAGTCACTCGCTTTGCCAGACGCGAGCGCAGGGGAGTCGCGAATGTACTTCTGCTGCTGCTCAAGCGCATCTTTATAAGCCGGCCCAAGCTTCTCAATGTTAGCTTCGTGCGCCTTAATGATGGCATCGACTTGCGGAATCTTATCGGTGCCGTTAGCGACATATTGAATGAGAGCTGCCGCGCCCGTTGTCAGACCGATCGTGACAAGTGCTACCGGGCTTACTAGTGATGTGAACGCCGACAGCAACCCGGCAATGGCTTCTTTGCCGTTACCGAAGGTCTGCACGACGTCCGCCAGCTGCGTGCCCTGCTGCAAGCCAACCGTTAGGGCTTTCTGGCCGCCAAGCGCAGAGACACCGATATCCTGAAACTGAGATACGATGTTTCCGGTTTGCCAGGGGCGGCCATTCGGCTGCTTAGGCTCTGGCGGATTGACGATGACACCATTACGCTTCTTGATGGCGTCGATGCTGGCGAGAGCGGCCTGCCGCTCACGCTGGATCGCGGCTGTCATTTCGTCGGTGGAGATCGCCCCGACGCCGTTCGCTGTCTTGATCTCGGCAACCGCATTCTTGTATTGCGTGATCGCCGCATATAGCGGGTTGTATTTCGCTCGGAGTAGATCTAGCTGCTTGCCCTGGTCGGCTAGCGCTCCGTTCCAGTCCTTTACGCCTTGCTGACCGATTCCGACTATGTCGTTGATGCGCGCTTGCAGCGCGGTCGTCATCGACTTGTCGATGCCCTGCCCTGTAGTGCTGAACTTACGGGAAATCTGATCTGAGGCAGAACCGACATCGCCGACCAGCTTGTTAAGTTGGCGCTTCACAGACGTTAGGTCGGTGCTGATCGAAATAATCAGGTCATCTTGATCAGCCATATAAATTCATCCTAAATGGTAAAGCCCGCGTAGTGGCGGGCTAGTTGGTGCTGGTATGGATGGTTGGTTGAAGGCTCTTGTCGCTTGCGCGTGCGGCGTAATTATCGCTGGCGGTGGATGGTTTGCGACGTCGGCCGCGCTCGATTGGCGGGCTGCGCGTTACGCCGATCAGCAGCGCTTCGCGGCGCAGCAACGCGTTGAATGTGCCGCGTTGGCAAATGAAGCTGAATGGCGACGAGAGGGCGGCAATCCGCGCACTTTAGATAGCAATGTGCTTCTCACCGCAAAGTTGGGCGACTGCCAGCGACGCTAACCATATCGCGCCACCAGCGCATCGATCTCTTCGTCCGTCGGCGCCCCAGACTTCTCCCCTGCCCCATTCGCCTCATTGAAGCCTTCGATCGCCTCGAAATATTCAGTCAGCGTGCAGTTCCAGAAATCCTGCGGCTTCCAGCCGAGCGCACCGAATGCTGTTCTCATCCATTGACGCCATGGAAATGGCGCAGTCTCTACGCCGCCGTCTTTTCGACAGCTTCGGCGTTTCCCTCGTCTTCCTCAAAGTGATGCGCGAGGGCAGCAGCGAAAGCCTCAGAGCACGCCTTGAAGTCCTTCAGTTTGAGCTTTGCCAATGCGGCCAGTGCGTCGCCCTTGATTGTCAGGTGGACGATTGCCGCCTCGGTGGCGGCTACTTCTGTTCCGGTCAGCCGAACGAACAGGTCGGATAGAGACTTGCACTGCAGCTGCGTCGAGATGGCCGACAGGCCCTTCATGGTCGCGGCGATCACGAGATCCTGGCCGCCGGCCCGGAGCGCGACTTCGCCTCGCGCTCCATTGACTTCTTGCGACATGAATTACGCCTCCGGCGTGAAGGTAAGCGGGCCGCCGGCAGTCCAGGTGCCGTTGAAGGTCATCGTGCCTTCCATTTCGCCGCCGAATTCGAACGAGGTTACGCCCCAGAGGCCGGCAAAAGTGCCGAGGCCGGGGACGATGACCTGCGCGTTGAACTGCTCGCCGTTCATGACGTGGTTCAGGAATGCGGTCGAGTTGGCCGACTTCACGAACTTGCCCTGGCCCGTGAACGTGCGGTTCAGGATGCCCAAATCAGATGTCTTCTGTGGCGTGTTGCCGGGGTTGAGGCAGTCCGGAATCGTCGTGTCAACGTCATTGGCTGACATGTTGAAAGTAGTGGTGGTCAACCCGCAAAGGTTGTTGAAATTTTCGGGCGATCCGCCGTCGCCGATCTTGATGAGGAGCTGACGCCCACTCTGCTGGCCATTGGCTGCCATTGATGTCTCCAGATGGTGATATGTGGTTGAGAGCCGGGCCTAAGCGAGCGGCTTTTCGACGTACGCGATGAATTCGATGACCGCGTGCGATGTCAGTCCGTCAGGATCTCGAAAGACTTGGTTCTGACGGTGATTTATGGAAATCAGTCTGTTGGTAGGCAGCGCCAAGTCGG